CTTTGATGGAACTTTAGTCGCTACTTCCACCATTCCTGATGTTTTTGGAAATGAACAGTTTACTGCTCCGGGAATACCTACATTCAAACAATCCAATAGCTTTGAGTATTCATTCTCATCTACACAATCTCAATACCATATAAATGGACCAAAACTTAATGATTATTTCACACCTTGGGTTCTAGGTGGTGGGTACACGGATGGAAACAAACCTTATGGAGGGTTCATGAACGCTGATTCTGGACTTCGTAGTGGTTTGAATGGGCACATGGGTAGTGTTAAATTCTATGCAAAAGCATTAACCCCTCAAGAAACACTAAGCAACTTCAACGCCCAGAAAGGATTCTTTAAGAATATAGACCTATGACAACCTCTATTTACGGAAGATCACCATCTATAGGAATCCAAAAGGATGTAATCTCCACCACAAAAAAGGTGTACGGATTTGGTTACCCATTACCAATAACTCCAAAAAAAGGCTACTTTGCTAAACAAAGTGGTGTAACTTTAGTTAGAAATAATCTGCGTCAACTTTTACTGACTAACAAGGGCGAAAGAGTGATGTTATCAGATTATGGTACAAACTTGCAATCATATTTATTTGAACCATTAGATAAATTTACGGTTCAAAATATTAGGGATGATATACTACAAGCTATTTCTAAATATGCTCCCGGAGTTTCGGTAACTAAATTACAAGTATTCCCAAGTAATAAAGTTAATTTGGAAGGTGTTCAAAGTTTGTATGTTATTCTAAATGTTCAAGTAGAAGAACTGGATAATCAAATTATAGATGTAGAAGTGGAGATAGGATAATATGGTATTTAATGGAACAGTAGAATCCGATTTCTTAAAATTAGTTCAATTACCTGATTCTAAAAAAGCGGACAATATAAACTATGCAGCCACAGATTTCGTTTCTCTGCGGACTGCTTTAATCAACTATATCAAGGCAACATACCCATTAGATTATCAAAACTTTTCGGAATCTGACTTAGGTATGATGTTGATTGAGATTGTCGCTTACATGGGTGCAGTAATGTCCATGAAGGCAGACATGCTCGCAAATGAAACATTCTTAACCACTGCAAAGAATCGAAACAATGTAAAGAAGATAATGGAGTTGATAGGAGTGCGAATGAAGGGACCTATCTCCTCCATGGCAAATGCACGAATAACTTTTGATTCACCTGCAACAGCGGTTCCGGTGGTAATAACTCCTGATAAACGAGTAGTATCAATAACTTCTCCAGAAGATGGTGCTCCGTTAAACTTTACACTATACAAAACAGAACCAATCAACGGAGCATTAAGCCCGATGAGTTCTGATGCTTCTATTCAACTGGAAGGAATTGAATCAGAAAATAGTGCAAGCTCCGTCTGGCAAAATCTAGCGTTGTTAGAGGGTGCTTTGGTAGTTCAAACTGGTTCTTTTACTTCTACAGACATTATTAAAAAGATACCGTTAACAGCATCTCCTGTTGTAGAAAAAAGCGTTAATGTGTTCATCACAACTACAGACAGTGGAGCTTCTGGTGCTTGGACTCAAGTAGACAATTTATTCTTCGCCTCGGGCGGGGGACAAAACTATTTTGAAGTTTCTTACGATGAGAATTATGGTGCAACAGTTATTTTCGGTGATGGTGTGGTAGGAAATATTCCTCCTGCCAATGCTGATTACACTGTGTCCTATCGCGTGGGTGGTGGAACTAGAGGTAACATAGCTGCTGAAATTATTAATGCTCAGTTAACAATTGGAGCAGATACAGCTACAATTGAAAATACTACACAAGCAACAGGTGGTCAAGATGCAGAAACAGTTGAGCATGCTAAACGCTACGCACCGCTAACATTCAAACGGCAGGATAGACTAGTTACAGCAGAAGATTATTCCACCTTCGTTAATTCATACATAGGATCAACTGGAGCAACAGGTAAGGCTCGCGCAGTGGTGCGGGATGCTTATAGCTCCGCTAATATATTGGATATATATGTCCTTCAGGTAGCATCACCATTACAGCTACAACAGGCTACTATCCCATTCAAGCAAGAGATTCTAACTAGTATTGGCGAAAAGAAAATGCTTACTGATGAGGTCATAATTGTTGACGGTGTAATCAGAACAGTAGATTTAGTTATAACAGCTAGAATAGATAAAAACTTAGCTGCCAAGGAAGAATTAATTAAAGGTAAAATTAGAAGAAGATTAGTGAATTTCTTCAATGTCAACAACTTTGATTTTGGAAAAACATTAGTTTTAGGAGAATTAAGCAGAGCTATATTTACCATACCAGAAGTTAGGTTTGCTACTGTGGATAACCTAGATACTGATGTAGTTGTAGATTTTAATGAAATCATACAACTAAACAACTTTACAATCAATATCGTATTAGTATAATGGCTAACTTTAATCAATTTGCGAATCGTGGGGAAAAATACTTCAAGCAAAATTACATTGAAGTTTTGGAGTTATTGACTCCTAAATTTTATTTGCAGGATGATATTGATACTTTTGGGCAACAAGTATCCCCTATAGATCAAATAATAAATTCGCACATTGATGTAGCTAATAATTTTAATACCATATTCAATGTATCTGGAACGACCGAAGGTTCTGCACTACGAGTATTTTCTGGTATCGCTGGCTATTTTATAAAACAAAATAATCCATTAAAACTAGACGCATTTGATTTTGAAAGATTAATTTTAAAACCACTTAATAAGAAACTAAAAGATTTCGATACCAGTGCCGACTTTAGAAATTATGTAACCAGCACCCTACTTCCAAATATTAGATTAAACACGCCTAATTACTCATTTGGACTTCCTACTGCTGCTGAAGCTCATGACTATTTGATAGAAAATATGTCATGGTTATACTTATTAAACTTATCTGGCGCAGCAGGATTAGCATATCAACCATCAGCATATGTTGCAGACCTTCTAGTAGACAAAATTTATTATGGAGAAACTGTTAGACTAAACGATGGTATAAAAGGTTTAGAGAATTATATTTGGAGGAATTACGGGGTTTGCTCCTTATTCCAAACTTTTATTCCCACGGCATTTTTGTCTGGCACAGAAAAGTTCACATCGGGAACACAATCCTTACAAAAATTAGAAACCTTAATAGATGTTATTTACTCTCCATTGTTATCTGATTCAAAAGATGTTAGAGTACAGACTGCATTTGAGAATTATTTAGCTACAGAAGATATTACTCAATCGTTAGAATCATCAGGAGCATTCCGTAGATTATTAGCTGCTGTTTCTTACGGAATGTTTGATATCAATGATCAAGTTAGTAATTTGTTGTTATTACACAGCATAGATGATTGCCCCGACACATATCTCCCGTATTTAGCTGACATAATTGGATGGGAATTAATTGGCCCTAACCCTGATAAGTGGAGAATGCAGTTAAAAAATGCTGTTGCTATTTATAAAGCAAAAGGCACGAAGAACGCTCTTAAATTAATTTTAGATACCCTATTTGGTGTCAACAATGAATCATCTGATACTGTAACTGCTAATATCTCAGAGTTGTGGGAATCTTATGTACCTAACTTACTATATTATGCTTTAGTGACAGAAACATCAGCATTCAGTAGTTTTGATATTTGGTCTAGATCAACAGCCCAAGCACTTAACATTCAAGAGTATTCTGATGATGACATGGATACAAACATTCGATTTGTTGTCGATGATATCATTAGAAAAGCGGCAATACTATTCCCAGATAAGTTCTACATAGGGAACAATCCGTTTAGAATAGGAGACTCTGATTTCGTATTTAAATATCGTGGAAGAATAACAAATATTCCTCCTTGGGAGTTGGAGAAGTTTTACAAGTATTGCGGTATAACAAAAGAAATAGTAGATTACTTCTATGACCGTTTAGTTTGCTTGGGTGTAAGAAAATCGTTTGCTGATGCTTTGTATAATTTTATTACAGAAAACACTCTAGAAACTACAAGGGTATCTTCTAGAAATGGCTGGTTATTCTTTACATCTCAAAATATTTTACCACCAAACTACGATTACATATTAGCTAATCTTGATCAAAAAAGGTATAAGTACTTACCTCTTTGGAATGGTAAATCATCTCACTTCAATTTACTCCTAGATGCATCTGGATTTAATGTTGATACCGATGCATTCCAATTTGGATCTTATACAGGACTAAAATCTGTAGCAAGAGCTACAAACTTATTCACACCCGCGCACGCGATCCCTAACATTGATTTAATTGCTACAGACGAGGATTTTGCTGGATACAATGAATTGGTTTGTACAGATATAGTAATGCCACAAGACGATGTTTTCGTCTCTAGTGTCGTAGGTGGTTTTGAATTCTCTGGAATGAATATGAGTTCTTTAGGTAGGGTGTTTACTCGTAATGATGTAAACCTACTTTCTGATGCGGTATTTACCAGCACTGTTCCACTAACAAACTTAAGAAGAACCTCCGTTCGTAGAAGAAGCCTAAAGAATCTAATACCTAAAGATGGTTGGTACTACAGAGACGGCTTCAATATGCCTCCGTACCTAGCACCATCAACTGTTCCAAATTATAATTACTACATGCCTCTGGGGTATATACCATCCGCAGGCAAGTATGTTTCTATAACAAATTACAGTAGCATTCCACAAGTTTACACTAAATGTGAGAACTTAGATTCTACATCAATAATTAATGGTGTTGCAACTAGCTCTACATTCCCTTGCCGTGGCGTTGATTATTTTGTTTCATCTTGTGCTGCGTATTCAACCCGTGGAGATGCGGATCCAATTATACCATTAATACATAGAAAAATATTAGAGAGATCATACGCCACAGCGTCAGCGTCTTTACAAAATGAAACTGTTTTTAATAGTTATGATACATCTGCATATTACTCAGACATAGCTAGAAATCTATCAAACGCCAGTGGTGGCCCTTCATCAATATTTGATTTCTTTGATTTCCAGTTCAACAGAGGAATTCATACAACATACAAGAGTTATGTTACTGACTTTGGGGGCCATGATTTAGGGGAAGAAATTTTAGATTTATCAGGCGGTCCAAATGTAATCTCACATGCGTATGGGCCATTGTTGTTCAACGGATTCTTTGATAAATCAGGGTCGGCTGCACAGACTTATTCCTTGATAACATCTACAATAGGTAGCGAGATTCATATTAATTCCGGTGGTGGATCTGGAATTTTAAGCATATCAGGATCTCCATCAGGAACTTATGTCGCTAGCACATTAAATGATTTGTACATTCAAAAATATGAATTTAGAAATCCTCATATTTTAAGTGGTATAGAGTTTGTCCAGACTTCTGGAGATTCAGAACTTAACGACTTTGTTATCTACAATTTAGATGTTAGTGACTCTAGAGAATCACAAGAAAACTTTGCAATTGCTAATCCTTTAATAAAAATTAAATCTGGTAGTTTCTTCGGATTGCCTAGACTACGCTTTAGTTTACGAAACTACGGAACATCTAACTTCTTGTTGCCAGAACACCAGTTTGAATTGACTGTTCGGGCGTTTATGGGTAAGGAGTCTGGTGGTAATATGGGTGGTGGAGCCATAGGCGTTTGGATTCATACCGATCCAGAAGCAGGTTATGTTTGGTCGTACAATAAAGACTTTAGATGGGAGATAACTCCTGTAACTGGGATAAATTTACAAAAAGTACAAGACTTGTCTCACTTGTATGCTTTCCCGTTAGAACCAATACCTGACACGGTTGTAGCGTCTAGTATCCCGTGTATAAATCAAGTATTTGAAACAAGTTCAGTAACTAAGGTTGGTATTGAAAACTTAATATCCGATTTATTTAAAGATTTTACTATTAAAATCAACACTTTAAATCCTCCTATCTGTATACCAAACTATTATTCAGTTATAGGACAACAAGTACATAGAAAAAATCAAGGGTACACAATAGAAGTGTTTATGTTGCCTGATGACACGGGGGACACTTATACAATATTAGATTCTGTGTCTGCCAAGGATTTAACCATAAATACTAATGTATCAGGGTACACTCCAGAAGAATTACTAGTGGCATATAGATACTTTGTAGATATAGCAGCAGCTAGGGCATCAAGACAAGCCACAATAACAAGTGGAACTTTTGAAACATCTGGTGGCAGTAGAATTAATTACAGATACCATCCTGACTGGGGTCCAAACACTAAGTCTGCTGGATTTAATCAATACACACAAATCGACATATACAGATGAGAGGTTATGTAGAAGTTTATAAGGATTACGGCACTCCACAGCAGGAGTTAGTGGAAGCGTCTAATAACTTAATTGTCGATAGTGGTGGGGAGATGATTGTTGATCTAATGACACTCCCTTTAGAGGGGTCTGGCATTGCATCAGCATCTGCCATATATGATGCTTCAAATTATACCATACGAGCAGTATCTTTTGGGAAAGATGCTTCAGCGTATGCGTACAATGCTCATGGAGTGTCTCCTTTACAACTTTCTGGGCAAGGTAATGGGCATATTTGGGGCCTTGTAGGTTCTGTTGTATCCTCATATAATCCTACTAATTTTCTACCAAAATATCCCACTCCTTACGATACTAAATTAGAAATAATACCATCTTCATATTTAAGTATAGGCAGTGGTACATTTGATTCCCTAGGTAATGTAACTTCTGCATTATCCGCATTAGCTGAACTTGGGCAATTAATTAATGTTTATAATTATTATGCACAGTTATATACAGGGACACAGCAAGCTAGATGGTATTTAAGGGCTGGATGTTGGCCTAGATCCACAACTAATACTTTATACATAATTAATTATACTAATAGTTCCATAGTTGCAACAACTACTACAAGTAGTAATTTTAATGTTGTATCATCTATGGATTGGAGAGGGTTCGTAACTACCACATCAAGCACCAATCCATTAAGTGGTTTAGTTACTTCTTCAACAGCCACTTTCTCTTCTACAGGAGAGATTATATATCAAATTACCATAGCTAGTGGTGACGCGAATGTGGCTAATATGTATGGCGGTATAACTCAAATGGGTTTATGGGGATTAAACACTAAGTCCATGTTATCGGCAGGAAGAACTCCTCCATATTCATTCCACCCGTATACCAATGTTTTAGATTATAAACTTTTTAGCAAGAAAACTTTTAATAAAAATATAGTAGGAATTAGTGATAATGGGTCTAGTGCAGGGTTAACTAACTACTCAAACTTAACTATAATATGGAGAATATTCTTCTTATGAGTGGGAGAAATATATACAAGTATGAGATCAAATAGAGAAGTTTATAGCCCTACAGGGGAAATTGAAATTTGGAAAGTTTACCCAGACGGGAAGCGAGAACTCCATTTCTCGGACTCTAACCAGATTGTATCTGGTATGGGTGTAGCTTTATCTCACCTATTTGCTGCATCTGGATCCGATAAAGCATATGATTACCAGATTAGATGGTTCCAAGTCGGAACTAACGGATCTGTGCCCGGAATAGGAACTTATCAGCTAGGATCATCTTTAAGTAGTATAGATTCTTACGGGCAGACAGGGGAGTTACAATTGTCTACTCTTAGTCAGTTAGCTAACGGGACGATTGTTAGTAATAAAACTTTCGCTAAAATACCTGATAATAATATTGTTCGAGTATCTAAAAATGCCGTGCAATACATTTTATTCTTAGGTGCAAACAATGCGAACGGACTTCCTGATTACTTGGATGAGATCGGGTTATTTGTACATAACATTAGAAAGTTATCAACTCCAGCCCCCATTCTCGTAGCATATAAATATTTTACACCTATAGAAAAATCTTCTGATTTTGCACTAGTATTTAAGTGGACTATAACATTCTAAGGATTTTAAATGTCTTTCATCCCTCAAGATTTATATTTAACCTCGGGCACAGTCGGAATAATTAACGACTGGCAAGCAACTGTAACTAAGTTCGATTCATCTTCTTTCTACAACTGGGAAGAAGATAACATGCCAATATATGATCTTGAGGATCGTACATCTTATATCTGGGAAAGAATAGGCTACCCAGTTAGGGACGGGTTCTCCGGTATTCCCGGCAAGATGTTTGTTGTGTCCTCAGACTATGGTTTCCCTGTTGGACAAGATTCTAGTGGTATAGTTTTTAGAGATTTAAGTTCAGTTATAAATGTACTCCCTAATCCAATTACTTATCCAATTATAATCGAAGTAGCAAGTTTTGGAAACTTAGGTGAACTTAATTTAAATAATATAAAGATAGATGATTCCTGTCCGGGCGCAGGTCTAGAAATAGTTAACCGAGTTTTTGCAAGGTCTAAATTTGGTTCTGCCGCAGCCCCATCTGCATTGTACATCAGTAGCGATCCATCAGTAAGCTCGTTGATGATAAAGGAAATGTTCCATAATGCATCTGCTCTTGCCATAAGTTCAGTAGTTTTGAGTGCTACCACAGATG